AGACCACATAAAGCTGTCGTTTGGCTGACTAACAAAATTTACTGTCTCGGTTAATTTAACTGCTCTATATGCATTTTTTACAAGACGTCTAGAAGGCACGTGTTTTATATAAAGAAATTCTCCTGGTACAAAATCAGGAGCGGCTGCTGAAAGATCTTGACTAGATGCAGTAGTTGAAGGAGTAGTAGGTGGTGAAGGAGGTCGTAATGTATAAATATTTGTATTATCTGTATTGTTTGCAACCATTGTATCGCTTTCAATAGCGGTATTACTAATATTCATATTCATATTCATATTCATATTGTTGACTAGAGATTGAGTTTCCATTATTAAACTTATTTGCTAATTCTTCTAAATTAGTTTAATAAATCAATTTTTTTTGAAAATTTATAAACAGTTTCAATAGAATTTGTTTTAAGAGGTGGAAATATACCGTAATAATTATAATATCTGTGTTGTTACGTTATATGATAACAATTTATGAATTATTATTTTGGTAAATATTTTAAGGGATCATGGATTTTTTGTATAAAAGTCGAGGGGGTTTTGGAAAATGGACATTTTTAAAAATGTCCAAAATCGAAAAGTCAAAAAAAGTTTTAAAAAATGCAAAAAAAATGCATTTGTGACGACAATGGTCACAATCACCGAAAAAATAACGCAAAAAATGTGACGATAAATTTTTATTATTTTTGCAAAAAAACTTAAACACTATTTTTTGTTGCTATAAAATATAGTGAATGGCAACATTTTTTAGTGAAAATAGTGAAAAATATAAAGCGACATTTGAGTGCAAAATATGTGACTATGTATGCTTTAAAAATCAACATCTAAAACAGCATTTTTCGACAAAAAAACACAAAATGAATGAAATCAACAATGTTGAAAAAAGTGTCAACCAGACGATAAAAAAATTATCCATATGTGAATGTGGAAAAGTATACGGTGATAGGAGTGGTCTTTGGCGACACAAACAAAAATGTAATCAATCACCGAATTCGAAGGATATAGAATTACTAACAAGTACAAATATTCAAGAAATTACACCAGAATTGATAATAAAATTAATAGAACAAAACAAAGAATTACATCAAACATTAATAGATCAGAATAAAACAATTATGGATCTAGCTCAAAAAGCTGGGAATAATAATAGCTATAATAATAACAAAACATTTAATCTGCAAATATTTTTGAATGAAACATGTAAAGATGCTATTAATTTAACGGATTTTGTGGATCAAATAAAATTGTCGATTACTGATTTAGAAGAAACAGGTAAAATAGGTTATGCAGAAGGGATTAGTAAGGTATTTATAAAAAACTTAAATGGAATTGATTTTACAAAGCGGCCGATACATTGCAGTGATTCTAAGAGAGAGACAATATATATAAAAGATGAGGATCAATGGCAAAAAGATGAAAACAAAACTGTTTTAATGAAGGCAATTAAACATGTAGCAAATAAAAATATAAAACAAATTAGTGAATGGCAAAAAATAAATCCTGGCTATTCGGATCCAGAGACAAAACAAAATGATAAATACATGCAGATTATATTAAATTCTATGTCTGGTTCAACAAAGGAAGAAGCAGACAAAAATTATGAAAAAATTATAAAAAATATTGCAAAAGAAACAATGATTGAAAAATAAATTTAAAAGTCGAGGGGGTTTTGGAAAATGGACATTTTTAAAAATGTCCAAAATCAAGAATCCGAAAAAAGTCTTGAAAAATGCAAAAAAAAACACAATGTGACGACAATGCTGTAAAAAATCGTTTTATGTTTTAAAAAATGTTATGATAATTTTTTTAAATTTTTATAAAAAAGATTTAGCAACTTTTTATGTTAACTGATTTTGTTAACAAAAAGTAGCGAAAAAGTTGCAAATATTTATTCTTGTAATTTTTGTGATTATTTTACATCACGAAAAAGTATTTATGAAAATTATTTAACAACTGCAAAACATTTGAGTAAACATTTGTTAACAAAATATACCGAATGAAGTTGCAAAAAGTTGCAATCAAGATTTAACTTGTAAACAGTGTAGTAAAGAATATAGTCAAGAGTAGGATTATGGAAACATAAAAAGTATGTGAAAAATAAATTTGTTAGTATAATGCACTTTTATACATTTGCAACACTTTATCTTTTTGTTCCGAATAATCGACCATTGGTTTGCAATATTTGATTTGCTTATAATTTGACCATGTTTTGTCCCAATTTAAAATATCTTTAGAAGGTACGTCTTTTAGCTCAGGGATCCAAGTTTTAATATATTCGCAATCATGATCATATTCCTCCATTTGTAGCCAAGGGTTGAAAATTCGGAAATATGGTTGCGAATCGGCGCCCGATCCTGACTGCCATTGCCAATTACCATTATTCGAAGCCGGATCATAGTCTGTTAGTTTAGTTGCAAAATATTGTTCCCCGTGTTCCCAAGAAATTAACAAGGTTTTTATTAAAAAAGACGACGTGATGAGGCGAGCACGATTATGCATATAGCCAGTAGCATTTAGTTGCCGCATTCCTGCATCAACCACAGGAAACCCGGTTTCACCTTTACACCATTTCTTAAACCATGTTTGATTATGATGCCATTTGATTTTGTCATATTTGGGCTTCAAAGCGTGACCTAATACTTGGGGAAAGGCAAATAAAATGTTAGCGTAAAAGTCGCGCCAATAGAGCTGTCGAATAAAGTCATGTTTCGAACGAAATGTCTTGTAAACTTCTCGAATGCTTACACATCCAAACTTAATGTAAGCACTCAGTTCGCTAGTCGAGTGTGCAAGTTCGTTATGTGTTTTCGAATACGACGATATATTTTTGGCAGCGACCTTCATCTGTTTTAACCCATTTTGTCGGCCTCCATATACCAGAATAGTTGGATTAGCCTTAGTAAAGCGCTTCATTGCATCGTCTAGCGAGATCATGTTCTGCAAATGTTTGGAAGAGCTAGAGAAGTGTATCTTCCTTAAAGAAGCTGGTGCTAAAACCTTCTTTCGCAAACTGGCTTCATAAAAGGGTGTAAATTTCTGATAGGTTTCACCTGATCCGTTCAATACAGTCCCAGGTGGATGCAAATAGTAGTCATGACCAAACTCTACCCCGACGCCACGTTTATGGCATAGTTGAATAATACCTATGTCCCTTTTGATTGCATAGGGTGAGTAATCGGCATTGAAACAAACACAGTCAATTTCCAGAGCATTTATGAGTTCACCAACAATTTTTTCATTATGACCATAAAAAGTCATCAATTTACCGCCCATTTTAGAAATCTGGGTGGCCAAGTCGTGCAAACTTTCGATCATAAATTGTACGGCGTTGTCAGATTTAAATTTGTTAGTACTGGATACTTGTTCAGGAGTAAAAATGAAGACCGCGTACAAACGTTTACATTTGCTATTAGCTAAATTGAGGCCAATATTGTCAACAAGCCTGAGATCTCTACGAAATATAAATAATCCATTTTCATATTGTGTCATGATTTTACTATAAGAATATATTATTTATTTTATTTATATTTATTGTGAAACTTGTTTGTGTATACGATGATGAATATCATTCACTTTTTTCGATAATATATACATTGAAATTATACCCAAAATAAAGGCAAATATAGTTTGCATGTCTAATGTATAACCAAAAAGAAAGTATCCAGATATACAAACTAACAAAATGGAAAACATTTTAGTAATAAAATAAATAACATCAATGTTAGTATTTTGTAAAGTAACAAAGTAAGAATATAGACCAATAAAGTACAAAATAATTATCCAAATTATCCATTTAATGTTTCTAGTTTCTAAATAATATTTCATAAATGGTATAGGTATAGCTGAACTAACAGCAGAAATAATCATCCAAATAATAAAATGTAGATCCATATAATTACATTTTATTTTATTTTATGTATTGCAAATAGTTGCACTTATCAAATTCAATCGAGTATTTTCTAGATGAGTATGTTGCTTATCGCTTATCGCTTATCACTTGTCGCTTATCGCTTATAGAGGATTTGAAAAACGAGAAAAAGATGAATTAGTATTGGACCTAGATTTATTATGTTTTTTTGTTTTACTAGTTTTATTTTTTCTACATTGGAATTTACTGTTTCTAGAGAAACCAGGGTTGCATTTTTTTAGACAACGATTGGTAAAAGGGTTTAATTCCTTATCTTCGGGACATCTTTTTGTAACCTTATTATTACTTGCTTTTGTGAATACAATAGGATCTTGATTTGCATATGCTTGTAATTCAGGAGACAAGTGTTCTGGCCTATATCTGGATATCTCTTCTGCAACAATAGTAGGTACAGGCATTTCATCTACTAACAAATGATTTTGAAAACTTTTATGTAGACGGCTTAAAACACCGTTTTGTAAAAGGACATTCTCATACTCTGTAAGTAGCACATCCAAATCGGTGACCCTTGTGAAAGGGTTAAAATCGTACATTTTATAAAAAAAGGTAGATAATCGTGTAAAATCATCGACTGATAGAAGACGATGTCTTAAAAAACAATTGGCCATATACTGCATTGTAAATCCTAGTCCAAAGACGTCGATCGAATTAGTAAATATATCTAGTATTTCATTATATGATTTGTTAGTTAATAATGCATTGAACCCCTCAAAAAAGGAATTAATATATCCATATTGAATGGCTGAGTCAGGAATATTGTTATCTGGACTTAAATAAGTGAATAAAATTTTAAACGCTTCTGGTTTTTTAATAGGTAATCCAAGAGTATTGTCGCTCAAACTTCTATCTCCAATAATGAGTTCACTCAATTCGGTTTTATATTTATCTCGCCTTTTGGATTTCTTGTATTGTTCAAACATATCCCTATTCATAAAGCCACAGTCAAATGGATAGCTCCAATGAAAATTACCAGAGGTATTAATGTTGTTTTTAGAATTATTAATAACAGTGGATTTGGATTTCATAAGTCCAAAGTCAATAAATTTCATAGAGCCATTTTTCAAATCAAATAGAATATTCTGGGGTTTTAAATCATAATGAATTACACCATTGTCTCTAAAAAATTGGAGACCTTTAATTAAATGATGCACTTCTAACCAAAACGCATCCGTTTTTCTTTTTTTCTTAGATGAAATGTACTTGGTTAAATGATTGCTGCATAATGCCTTTAAATCAGGTCCTCCGTCCTTTAGTACTAACAAACTATAGTTATTTGGATCTGTATCAATATCTGCTGATTTAATGCGTTTGCATTTATCAATGTCCCTTTTTACATTGGGTTCATCCAACTTAGGCCTACATAATATAGGCTTACCTAGATGATATTCATTGGTGGGATCCAATCTGCCGATAATTTCAAACTCTGCTAATTCTGTTACGGCATTAGATGTTTTCATAATTTTAGAGACATAACCGTCATAATTAAATCCTGGTTTTGGAGAGGTTGTACAGTGTATACTAGGTTTTAAAACACATCCATACCCTCCTTCGCCTGCAACTTCTCTGGTCATATATAATATATATAATATATTATGTATTATGTATTATGTATTATGTATTATGTATTATGTATTATGTATTACATATCCCTAAAATAATATTTCAGGTGCAATCCTTATGCGTGCTTGACAATCATTGATGGCCATTAAATGAAAACTACGATGCTCGCAATCGACCTTTTCTGCTTTGCCCTTAAAATACATCGGTCCAGCGACTTTTTCATTCGCTTCTATTAAATGTTTTGGAAGCAAATCTAAACGCGGTTTAGGATCATAAAAACCCTTTATAAACTTGTTAGTTCTGTAAATGGCAAATCCATTGAATGCGGACAAACAGGGTATCAGTGTTTTAGGAGGAGTTTCTTTAATAATTTTTTCAATAAATGTACCCCATGCTTTCCATTTACTAAAATGCATACAACTGAAGCTATAAGGATATTTGGATAAGGCCCACAAGTCATAATAAGGATCTGAATTAAATGTTAAAGCATCCCAGTCTGTATTAATTGCTAAATAATATAATATATGTTCTAATTTGACTGGCTGAGCGCAAACGTCGTCACAATCAATCATGATAAAATATTCATAATCAGGGTAATCCGATCGAATGGTGTCTAAACATAGGTTACGAGCTTTTGCAATATTGTATACACGAAAGTTGCTCAAGGTGTCCGAGTTAATATGAATTGTTAGTTTATCAGGGACTAACATCTTATAATTTTGTAAAAAATCTAATGTATTGTCATCTGAAACATCATAAGCCATGACAATTTTATAATCATCAAAAATTTTCCCAATGGTTTCAATGTTTTTGAACACTTTTTCTAAATAGGTACCGCAATTTCGGACAGTTCCACAAATACAACATTTGCCTTTAATCATATACAATACCCGATAAATTAAATATCTAGACTAACGGTATTTTTATCTGATTTTGGTCTGCGGCGACTACGTTTTGGAACATTTCCATCTGCTTGAATGCTTTTTAAATCATCAATGCTAATGGTACTGCTATTATTTACGTCTTCAACCACAACATTCTTGGTTTGTGTTAGTGGTGATGGAGGGAAAGATGGTGCAATAGCAATATCAATGGTTTTGGTTTTAAGACCAGATAAGATATCGGATATATCACTTGGACCCTTCATATCGGGACGTCTAGAACTCTTTTGGGCAGGTTGAGGTGGCTGAAAGCTGTTAGGCGACTGAAAGCTGTTAGGCGACTGAAAGCTATTCGGCGACTGGAAGCCTGGAACCTCCATATTATTTTCCTTAATGCTTATACCATCGTTCTTAAAGAAAGTGGATCCCATATTCATTTGTGATCCCATATTCATTTGTCCCATATTATTGCCCGCACGATTTGCAGGTGGTTGTAGTCCATTAGGGCCTTGTGTAGCCATAGGAGGTGGTGGTCCTCTTCCAGAAGGTACTTGTGGTTCAGACATTAACCCACTCATAAAACCAGAAAATCCAGGATTAGATCCTGCCATGGAATTCACAGCCGCCGACTGAAATTGCCTCATCAAGTCAGGATTTTGTCGTAAGATATCATCCATGCCGGGCATAGCGGATTTAAACATAGTATTGGTCATATGCACCATCATTGCACTGCCGCCCAATTGAAATAACAACTTTAATTCAGGAGACATAGAAGCCTTTGACTTGTATTTTTCATACAATTCGCCGAAAATCTCATCATAATCATTAATATTTTCGTTAATTTGTTCTCCCCATCCATCTAATTTAACATCAAAAGGGTCAAAACGGTTATTTAAGAATTCAATACCATTAATAATAGCCATCATCATATTGCCCTGAAATTTCACGGAATTTTGTTTTGATTTTTCCTCCATAATCATTTCATATTCGCCTTGCATTTCAGCTAAATTGGAATCCATGTTGTACTTCTTTGTTAGTTCGACACCCTTCTTTTCCAATGCTTCCAACTTTCTTAAATATTTGAATTTTTCCCTCAATAATTCTTCTTTGGACATTTTTGGATCAGAAGACATGCGTTGATCAGGATTAATAGGAACATTATTAAATTTACCATAGCCATCCCATGTCTTACTATCAGATGCAGTATTTGCAGTCGATTGTCCTAAATTTGGCTCATCAAGCTGAATAGGCGTTTCGTCAAAACGAACTGAATGTCTGTCATCTAAATTTGTTTTTATACCAAATAAATCAGATTCAAAGTTATTGGTAAGAGGAGTATTATCATTTGCTAAATCATTTAATTCATTTTCTAAATTATTTAAATCGTCGATATCAATATCACTGGTTGGTCCATGATTATCATTTCGTTTATCGTTCATGAGTAACTCAATACCACCACCAAAATTAGATTTATTTGATTTACTGTTCCAATTTGAATCAGGTAGACTATCAAAGTCCATAGAAATATCAATAATTTCGTTATTCATTATGAATTAATAAGAACATTTAATTTTAAGTAATACGAATTACAAAATATATATTTTTAATTAAAATTAACAAATTAATTAATAAATTAATTAAAATGTAAATGTAAAAATATATATCCTAAAATAATATAATCAATCATGCATTCCTGTTTTCCGTGTAATAAACATCTTATAATAAACATCGTGTAATAAAGAATTTTTTTATTTTTAGTTTAAAAAAATAAAAAATTGAAATTTTGTTTATAAGTTTTGCAAACAGTATATTATATTCAAACCAATCCCAACCCAATTTGACCTAAATCAAAACAACATGGCTTACGTTACTTGCTTTTACATTCCTAACATGCAATCATCTGTCACAGTTGACATTGTAAGAAGCGAATTCAATCATCTTGGTGTAATAAGTCGCGTAGACTTTGTCCCAAAAGGTAAGACCCATGGATTTGCAGAAAATATCATAAATGATTTCAAGGCAGCGTATGTGCATGTTATTTCACTCACTACACGCGGTATAAGCATAAAAAAATACATTACAGAACACGACTTTGGATTTACCTTTTATCTGCAGCACAGCGAGACGTCCTTTTGGGTGCTTTTGAACGCCAAGAACCCCATTCCGGATACCATGATGAACACTGCACAAATTGTAGACAATTGCCGCTTTTTGGAAAGGAAGGTGGAAGAGCAGCAGGAAAAACTGGAAGAGCAAGCCGCCACAATAAAGCAGCTACAAGAAAATGTAGAAGGCGTCCGCAACGTGGTTTATCAGTTGCTGGGTGGTTTATACTGTCAAAACACTCAAACACAAATGATAGATGTGCAATTAGCCGCATTGTATCCGGATCGAAACGATTTAGCAAGCAGAAATGACGATAGCAGTCAAGAAGATAGTAGCAAGTGGGATGTTTGGCCAACCACACGCCAAGGAGACTATTGCGAGCGCCGAATTGAGGAGCTAGAAAAGAAGCTAGATAAAATATGTTTGGAGAAGCAGGCAGTTGATAATGAAGAAAAATAAAAAATATAAATTATATATGATATTTGTGTTTTGAATTATAAATATATAATTATATTTTATGTTTTATGTACCACATACCCTGTAAAAAACAATCCGATAAATCATCTTTTTTCGTATGTTTTGAGAAAAAGGTTTCCCATTCTTTAAATCGAAAATCTGTAGTAATAAATTCTAAACATGTTTGAATGCCCAATTTTTTTCGTTGTTTGTAATCCATTTTATCTCCTTTTTCTTCTATTTCGCCTATTTTCCCCTTAGTCTTGGGTAAAAAATCCTTTAATTTATTACATGCACTAATAAATTCAATTTCTATATTATTATTTTTCATAATGAAGTACTGGGAAAGCATCCCTTGTATTGTTTTCATTTTATTAGCAATAGGTCCAATTTGATTTTCAATAATAATCGTATTAATAGTAAGTAAATGGTCTTTAAAAATGTCATCAAATTTGTGTTGAATATTGCGACCGATAGTAACCAAGTCAACTTTGGATGCACCGACCTTATCAATCAGCGAGTAACAATTATTAAGTGCAAAGTCGTTTAAGAGTTCTATAATATTATTTTTTTTTGGAGGATTATCATATTTTATTTTATATTTGTTAGCAATATCCAATAAACTTTGTATTTTCTGTTTGTTCAAATAAGATGGTTTTAAATCTTGTGTTGGTTGCAAAAAATTATGTTTTTTTGAATGTTTTAAACAATAACATTTGTCGTCCTTTTTGAATTTAGCTGGCTTTCCACATAGGCCACTTTTATCGATTTCTATGCATATAGATTCTGTTTTTTCGCTTAAATCAATATTATCCCATTTTAGTACTTTTATCGAATTATTATCATTTGGTCCAGCTAATTCAAACAAACAAAAAGAAAGATTTTTTATACCAACATCAATACTTAATATCTTCATCTATAATACTAATTTATTTAAAGTTAATATTATATTGTTTTACAAATGTTTAAAAAATACAATTAATCATTAATAAATTAATGATTTGTAAGTTAATCATTACTAAATTAATGATTTGTAGGTATAGATGGTGCCAACATTCTAGCATTCATTCTCTCTTTTGTCATGTAATCTCGTTTTAAATCGCTATTATTAAAACCATAAGCAGGGTTGCTTGTATCATGAGTAGAACGATACAAATGCGGATGTTTGTTAGTAGGTTCAGTATTTCGAAGAGTATACGGATTGTTGCCAGATGCATAAATCGCAGACATTGTGTTGTACTTCATTGCATTATTTGCATTATTTTGTAAATATTGACGATATTTCCAGTTAGAATTAATATTTGTATTCACTAATATCTGATGCGTTGGTTTTTGAAATGGATGCCATAAGTTGTAAGCTTCACTGTTTGTTTCTTGTGTTGGTTCAAGTGTATGATAGTTCATATTATACTAGATATAGAGAAAAATACGGATTAATATGCTTTTAAT